ATGAAGTTTGCAAGTGGAACAGCTCGTTTTATTACTGGTGGTATTGGCAAGATTAATAAACAAAATATTAAGATTGAAACACCGACTTCTCAGATTGCTATTCGAGGCACGGACTTTACTGTGACAGTGGATGAGTTAGGAAGAAGTTTAGTAATATTACTACCAGACGATATGGGACTTCCAAGTGGCGAGATTGTAGTAGCAACAGCCATGGGAGAAGTCATACTCAATAAACCTTATGAATCAACAGTAACTAGTATGTGGGAAAGTACACCTACTGCACCGATGATACTAGACTTGACACTGGACATCATAGACAACATGCTCATAGTGAGCCCACCTAAAAATGAAGAAGAAGAAACTGCAGGAGAAGTTGGAAGTGATGAGTCTGATGACAATATTCTTGATGTCGACCTTCTCGCTTACGACGGTTTAGATATAGATTATTTAGAAGAAGACTTATCTTTTAATGAACTTGACATAGACTATTTAGATGTAAACTTTCTCGAAGACTTGTTGGAAGTTATCGAGGAACTAGATGCACTTGCAGTAAAAGAATCAAGAGGTACACAAGCTTTTTCAGAATTTGATGTACAAGGTACATTATTCGGGCAAGACCCAACAACACAGATTTTAACATTTGGTGACGCAGAAAAGATTACAATAATTCGTAGCGTTACTCAATCCGTACAACTAGAACTCAATGGTGAGACAAGCTATAATATAATAATTGAACAAGATGGTAAAAGCTATAACATTATTCTTAACTCTGGCGACAACTCCAGTATTCGCATCCGTCAATCTTCAGGTTGATATACCTTGGGACTTCGAGCAGATGCAACAAGACGCATCTAAAATAGAAGCTTCTGAAGTAACGTATCACTTTGACTTTGAGAATGAAAAACACAAAACCTTTTTAATACTAAACATACTAGACGTTGCTTCTACTATATATGCTATGGAAAATAGAGATACTTTATATGAAACAAATTTTCTACTTCCAAGGAAACCAAGTCCTGAAGAGCTAATTATACAGAAGGCTGTAGTAATATCTACAATGAGCTACTTGGGTTTGTTTAGTACTCACCCAGACGACCAATGGTACATTAATGGACTAAATGCAACATTAGGCATAGTAATAGTAAGTAATTTATATAGTATAAACAAATATGAATAAACTAATCACAATTGTACTAGCAATGGGACTACTTATATGGAATCCCTATCCTTTCCAAATTTTAGAACTTAAAACATTTGACTACTTAATTATGAATACAGAAGTAGTTCAAAATGAGAACATTCTCATAGTTGACATTGACGAAGAAACAGTCAAGACTTATGAAGGATGGCCATTACCGAGAAGTGTCTATGGAGATGCTATAATGCAGACCGAGGCAATTCCAGGCATTACAGTATTAATGCCAAACAAAGACTTACGAGGGCCAATGCAAGATGATTACTTTATACGCAGGCTAGAAGTAAGACCTACTGTCCTTGCTAGTGCAGCATCGACACAAGTAACTGGAACTAATCCTCATGTAGGAACTGCCCAGTTAGGAGAGGACCCAACACCATGGCTATATCAGTATCCAGGAATTTTACCTACCGAATCTACTCTGGAGTCAAAAACAAAGGGGCTCGGACTAGTAACCGCTACGCCGGAAATAGACGGGGTTACTCGTCGTATTCCCCTAGTCGTAAACGTAGAGTCAAAACTTTACCCAAGCTTCGCACTCGAACTCTTAAGAGTCGCAGTAGGAGACCCTTCGTACCAGCTAAAAACAACAGAAGAAGGCGTTACTTGGGTTAGAATACCAAACTACCCACTTATGAATACAGATGCGAATGGTCGTATCTTTTTAAATTGGAACACGAACTTTTATAGACAAAGCCTACTAGAATATTTACAACAGCCGATTGATGCACCTTTTGTAATTATCGGCACGACTGCAGAGGGCATAACAAACCCTGTGCCGACCCCTGCGGGGGCTAAATACCCACATGAAATTCAAGCAAATATATTACACAATCTTATCAACGGCACTGCACCTTCTGCACCGACCTGGACTCTTTCTGCTCAGCTTGCCTACAGTTTACTTGGCCTCACCTTATTGGCTCTTACGGTCTCTAGAGTCTATCTTTCTGTACTAGCTTTAGCACTAGTTGTAGCAGGAGCGTTCTATGGAATGGGGTATGCCTATAAATCTTCCTACTTACTTAACCTTAATGGTGTCGTAGTTATCTCGATTTTGTACTGGGGGTATCATACATTCCTGAGTTTCCTTTCCGAGTATCGTCAGAAACTTCGAATCAAACAACAATTCGGCACGTACGTAAGTCCCGACCTTGTCAAAAAATTACAGGAAGACCCATCATTACTGAGATTGGGTGGGTTCACGGAACAACTAACTTTTCTTTTTTCTGACATCAGAGGATTTACACCGATTTCAGAAAAATATCAAAAAAATCCACAAGGACTTACGAGCCTCATTAATCGTTTCCTTGACAACCAGACTGAGATAATTCTCAAGCATGGAGGTACAATCGATAAGTATATGGGAGATTGCATCATGGCTTTCTGGGGAGCTCCGCTTCCTGACGAGAATCATATAGAGAATGCAACAAAAGCGGCTATTGAAATGAGAATAGCTTTGGAGAAATTAAATGAAACACTTAAAGATGAAGGCCTTGACCAAATTAATACAGGTGCTGGCATCAATTCAGGTCCTTGCGTGGTTGGCAACTTTGGCTCTACTACTCGTTTCGATTACAGCGTCCTTGGCGATGCGGTTAATCTGGCTGCAAGGTTAGAGTCAAGTTGCAAAGATTATGATGCAGATTTAATAATATCTGAACACAGTTTAGTAGATGGTTATGAGTACGAGTTTCTTGACGAGGTAACTGTAAAAGGCAAGTCGGAGCCAGTAAAAATCTATACCATACGAAAATAATACTTGACATCTTGTTGATATTTTGATATAATTTTCATAAGTGTGGAAATATCCACAAGATGTAAAGGGGACTAACATGGAAATCGAGCAGGTAGCTGCAAATCTTGAAAAGCATGAAGCTATCTGTGCTGAAAGATGGAAGACAATATTTAACAAAATAGAGTCTATGGAAAAAGGAGCTTCGGACAGATTCAATGGAATCGAAGGACAAGTTTCTAGAATAGAATCTATACTATTAGGATGTGCAGGTTTTTTACTTGTATCCTTAATCGGCATTGTAACAACCATGATAACAATGCACTAGGAGAAAACAATGGAAATGGAATATAGCAAAAAAGATATATCTAAGTCACCAAAGGCTAAAGCAGAAAAGGCTTTACCAGAGGGATGGCAGTTATATCTCAAAAGAGGTGTATGGTGTGTAAGAGACGACCAACACGTCTTATCACAACATAAATCAGAACAAGAAGCATGGAAGTTTATTAATGGCTAATCAGATAGAAGAAAAATTAAAAGAAGCAGTAGAAAAATCAGAAGAAGAACATGGAGAAACTCCACAATCTGCTAGACTCAAAAAGCTAATTGCTAGAAAAAAGAATCTACAACGTAGAAAACACAACACAAACAGACGCAGATAAACATGAAGCGAAAAAAGTCGCCTGAAGAACGACTAGAGATTTGTAAGAAGTGTCCAAAATACAGTAAGTTTTGGAAAACTTGTACAATATGTAAATGTTTTATGCCCCTCAAAACTAAATTAAGATGGGCTGAGTGTCCAGACGAGCCACCTCGTTGGACTTAGGAGAAAGCAATGCCATATGGAAAAGGAACTTATGGTTCCAGGGTCGGACGGCCCAAAAAGAAAAAGAAAAGAGGCAAGAAGAAGAAAAAGTAACCAAAGTTTAACCTGAGGAGGTGATTAATTTTTAGGAGCGGGTGACCTTATACTAAGCAAACTTGCATGATATTATATCATGACACGGAAAAATATCGAGGGGTCCCAGCTCCGCCCTAATAGGAAACATTATGTTTAAAAGAATTTGGAATATATTAAAGGGGGTAAACCCCAATGACTTAAATGGAGACGGTAAAGTCGACATTAAAGATAAGATGATTGAAGCAGAAAGAAAAACTGCAAAAGAAATCACACAATTTAAGCCGAGTAGTGACCACAACGGCGATGGAGTTGACCTTAGCGAAGGCTCCTATAAAAACTAGTGGTTAAGCAGTCTAGCTCGTAAGAGCGGAAAGGACTGAGGAGAGAAGTATGATAGATTTTTTCTTATTAATAGGAAAATTAATATCAGTTGTCCCCGTAATTGTAACAATCTGCTCTTTTGTAGCAGCGATTACTCCAACACCAATTGATGATGGATTAATGAAAAAGGTTTACATGATTATGGACTGGTGCGCATTAAACGTGTGGAAAGCCAAGGACAAGTAGGTTAATACCCAGTTAGAGTTCTCTTCTTCAGTCAATGAGTGGGGGACTCTACACTTTAATTATGGCAGCACGTAGAAAAAAATCAAGAAGGAAGGTAGCAAGAAAATCACGTAACGTACCTACTAATAAAAAACTCTATGCAAGAGTAAAAGCAGCAACAAAAAGAAAGTTCGCAGTATATCCTAGCGCATATGCAAATGCATGGTTAGTTAGAGAATACAAGAAAAGAGGCGGGAGGTACAGACGTGGCTAGTACCGGACTTAAAAAATGGTTTAAAGAAAAATGGGTAGATATTGGAAGACCAAAAAAGAAAGGCAGATATCAACCTTGTGGAAGAGGGAAAGCTAAAACATCAAGAAAAGGCTATCCTAAATGTGTTCCTTTAGCTCGTGCTAGAACTATGAGTAAAGCTCAAAAACGTTCAGCAGTAAGGAGAAAAAGAAAAGTAGCACAGGGCGTTGGAGGAAAACCTACTAACGTTCGTACTTATGCAAAGAGAGGCAAAAAACGAAAAACTACACGAAGAAAAAGAAGATAATCTCCATTAAGCAGCTAGACCACAAACTAGAGCTAGCTTATACACTTATGGGGGTAGAGAAAGCAGTAGCATCGTTAATAATAGACTCAAGACAGAAGTTAACAAATTTAAAGAAACTGAAAGATTATGCATCAATGAACAAATGCGTCTTTCGAGACGAGCAATTAAAAAAGCTTGTAGGAGAATAAAATGGCTAGAGGCGGTTTTTTAAGCGGACCTACTGGTGTTCACAGCACACAGAAAATCCGTAAACACAAACTCAAAAGAGGAGTTACTAGAGACATGAATGCAGCAGCAGGAGCTACTGTAAATAGCAGAAAAGCAGGAAGTATGGAAGCAATGAGATACGCATCTGCACCAAAAGCTATCGGTCCTAGATTCGGTAAAACAAAGAATCCTAAAAAAGCTAGATTCAGCAAAAAAGGACATAGCAGAATATTACGTAGGAGGTAGAAATGCCTACACGTAAGAAAGGACGTAAAAGAGACCCTAGATTAAAAAGAGCAGGAGTCTCAGGTTTCAACAAACCAAAAAGAACACCAGGTCACAGAACTAAATCACATATAGTTGTGGCAAAGGTGGGCGGTAAAATCAAAACAATAAGATTTGGACAGAAAGGAGCTAAGACTGCGGGCAAACCTAAAGCAGGAGAGTCACGTAGAATGAAGATGAAGCGTAAAAGTTTTAAAGCTAGACATAGAAGAAACATTGCTAAAGGCAAAATGTCAGCTGCTTACTGGGCAAATAAGGTAAAATGGTAAAAAGTGAACTATGACATTAGTCAATTCCGTAAAAAAGGTTATTTAATTGTAAAAAACTTTCTAAGTAAAGAGGAACATGAAGAGCTCAACCTCACATGTAACACTTTGACTAGATATGCAAAGACTATTTCGGCGCATACACAAGAAAATTGGCTAATGAACACTCCGTATAACCCTATGATGTTACAAGGAGCGATGAAATATAATGAAACTTTTAAAAAATTAGGTAGAAATCCTAAATTATTAAAGGTAGCAAGAACATTACTACGAACAAATCACTTAAGTACTTATATATCTAAGTTTTTTCCAATGATTCCACGAGAAGGAAAGTCAGTAAGCTGGCACCAAGACAATTACTATATTGAAGCACATCCAGATAAACTAATAAGTTGTGATGTTTTTGTAAATGGAGCAACAAAAGAAAGTGGATGTTTACGAATAGTAAAAGAATCTCATAAACAAGGCGTACTTAATCATGATAGGCAATCGCATCAAGAATGGATTAAGTGGATAGACCTTAAAACCAATGAAGAAGTAATAGATTTAGAACTAGATGAGCCTTTTGCAGTATTTTTTCATCCCAATCTAATACATGGGTGCTATGAGAATAAAAGTCGAGACTATAGATATAGTGTTGCATGGGAGTATATGAAGTGGCCATATATTCCAACAAAACATAATGACCACATCTCAAACGATTTACTACAAGTATAGGAGAATAAATGAAAGCAGACGGCAGAAAATTATGGTTGGATGAAAGTTTAGTAAATGCAGGTAAATTCCTAGCACAAATGCTAAACGCAGAAAAGAAAAGAAACCTCACAAATGGAGAGGAGAATTTTAAAAACTTAGCCGCAGCTTATTGCTACTTATACGAAAAAGCTAAAGAGTCGGGAATACTAAGCGAAGAAGATAACGAATACATATTTGAAGACGAGACAATACATTGATTGAAATAAGCAGAACGGATGTGGTTTCAGACCACATTATGAAGTTCGATGATAGAAGATTTATAAAATTACCTATTGATGGATATATGAACTTGTTAGGAATTACACCTAATAGTTCTCAGCATGGAATTATAAATGCAATCAATAATCCAAAGTATCGTTTTGTTACTGCCGCAGTTTCAAGAAGGCAAGGTAAAACCTACATTGCCAATATCATAGGTCAATTAACTACTTTAGTTCCAGGAGCTAATGTATTATTGATGTCACCCAACTATTCACTTTCTCAAATTTCATTTGATTTACAAAGGCAATTAATTAAGCACTTTGATTTAGAGGTATTAAGAGACAATGCAAAAGATAAAGTTATTGAACTTTCAAACCATAGTACGATTCGTATGGGTTCCGTTAACCAAGTTGACTCGGTCGTGGGTAGGTCTTATGACCTCATCATATTCGACGAGGCCGCTCTCGTTGACGGGCGGGATGCTTTCAATGTTGCGCTCAGGCCCACACTAGATAAAGAAAACTCAAAAGCACTCTTTATATCTACTCCAAGGGGTAGAAATAATTGGTTTGCAGAGTTTTGGTACAGAGGATTCTCAGATGAGTTTCCAGAATGGGCAAGTATCAAGGCAACATATCACGAGAACCCTAGAATATCTGAGCAAGATATAATCGAAGCAAAGAAGACGATGTCAGAAGCTGAGTTTAATCAAGAGTATATGGCGGACTTCAATGTGTTTGAAGGTCAAGTATGGGCGTTCAATCATGAAAAGTGTTTATCAGATTTATCAGAAATAGATACCTCGAGAATGGATATCTTCGCAGGAATGGACGTTGGTTACAAAGACCCCACGGCTTTCTGTGTTTTCGGATATGATTGGGATTCAGAAACATACTACTTACTGGATGAATATCTTGATGCAGAACGAACTACAGAACAACATGCAATAGAGATTCAGAAACTAATTCAGAAGTGGGACATAGATTACATTTACATTGATTCTGCTGCTCAGCAAACAAGGTTCGATTTTGCACAAAATTATGATATCACTACTATCAATGCAAAGAAATCTGTTTTAGACGGTATAGGACACGTAGCTGGAGTAGTGGATAATGATAAATTAATAGTTCATCAAGCTTGTCGTGAATCTATATCAAGTTTAGACCAATATCAGTGGGACCCAAATCCTAACTTATTAAAAGAAAAACCCAAACACAATTATGCATCTCACATGGCAGACGCCATTCGATACGCGCTATACTCATTCGAGACAAGTGTCACTACATTCTAATCTACCCCTTGAAAAAATAGTTCTTACATGAACTTAAAATTTTGCTAAAATTATCTTTATAACGAGTAGGTTTATGGATTTAAAAAGAGATTTAGTAAAGTATGTTCGTGACAAGGCCAAGTCTAAATATAATAAAGCAACGGAATGTCACATCTGCGGAAGTACGAAGAATCTAGACTTTCATCATTTTTACGGATTAACTGAATTATTAGAGCAGTGGATGAAAGTAAATAAGATAAAAATAGAATCTGAACAAGAAATATTAGACCTTAGAATAAAATTTATCGCAGAAAAAGAAGACGAAATATATAATCAAGCTGTTACATTATGTCATGAACATCATTTACGATTACATAGTATATACGGCAAACGACCCAAGTTGGTAACAGCAAAAAAGCAACAGAAATGGGTTGAAATACAGAGACAAAAATATGGCATGGTATGATAGATTTTTAGGAATAGATAGAGAGGAAAAAGATAATCCTGCTCAATATGTTATTGCTAGAAACGAGGGCATGACCATTGAAAGTCGTGAGCACCAGATAAGTTATAGAAATGCTTACGAAACTATCGAGATAGTAAACAGAGCAGTCAACATGGTAGTTGACGATACTGCTGAAGTACCTTTCGATATTGGCGATAAGATTATAGGAACGTCTCCTATTGTAAAGAACATACGAAGAAGTAGAGTAGATTTATTACTAAATAGTGAACCAAATCCATTTCAAGACGTAAGTACATTTAAAAGAAATCTGATAATTGACTTACTAATTGATGGAAATATATTTGTCTACTTTGATGGTGCACATCTGTATCATCTTCCAGCAGAGCATGTAACCATATATAGTGATGACAAACAGTATGTTGAAAAATATACTTATGACAACTCTATTGATTATAAGCCATCAGAAATAATTCATATTAAAGAAAACAGTTTCCGTTCTATTTATAGAGGAGTACCTAGATTAAAACCTGCACTCAGAACTATGCAATTAATGGGTAGCATGAGAAGGTTTCAGGACAACTTCTTTAAAAATGGAGCAGTTCCAGGACTAGTTTTAAAGTCACCAAACACTCTTTCAGAGAAAATTAAAGAAAGAATGTTACAGGCTTGGGTTGCAAGATACAATCCTCAGTCAGGTGGTAGAAGACCGCTATTTTTAGATGGCGGATTAACAGTGGAAAACCTAACTGAAGTTAACTTCAAAGATTTAGACTTCCAAGAAGCAATAGCTTCTAACGAAAAAATAATTCTAAAAGCAATAGGAGTTCCACCAATATTAATGGATAGTGGTAATAATGCCAACTTAAGGCCTAACCACCGTCTATATTATTTAGAAACCATACTACCTATTATTAACAAAATAGCGTATGCTTTCGAGAGATATTTCGGTTTCAAACTTGATGAAAATGTATCAGGTATACCTGCTTTACAACCAGAGTTAAGAGACCAAGCAGGCTATTACGCCACACTTGTCAACACAGGTATAATGACACCGAATGAAGCAAGGGAGGCGTTAAGACTTGAGACTATTGAAGGGTTTGATACACCAAGAGTTCCTGCGAATATCGCAGGTTCAGCCACAAACCCAGAAGAAGGTGGCAGGCCGGAAGAAACTCCGCCAAGCGAGGAAGAATAATTATGACAAAAGACAAGATGATAAAGGCTTTATCCGATTTCATGGCCGAAAAAGGCGTTGAAGTAATGGATTTACCTGAATATAAATCTCATGGTAATGATGTACCTGTTAAAGACTATTTGCTTAGAAGAGCATTTGGTTCTTGGAATAGAGTATTATCTGCTATGAAGAAAAGACACCCTGTCCAAGTAGCAGCAGTAGAAAAGGTAGTTGAAAAACCAGCTCCTAAGAAAACTGTTAAGAAGGAGAAAAAGGATGTCAAGTAACAAAATTTATCATTGGACGAGTACTTTTAAATCACTAGGCGAAACCGAAGATGGTGGAATAAACATCAAAGGTTCTGCAAGTACAAATGCACTAGATAGAGCTGGAGATATAATCGAAAGCGAGGCATGGACAAAAGGCGGATTGGAAAACTTCAAAAGTAATCCAATCATTCTTTTTAACCACGACTACAACAAACCTATCGGTAGAGCAACTGGTTTAGAAGTCACAGATAAAGGTTTAGATATCACCGCAAAGATATCAAAAGCCGCAGGTGACATTACTCATTTAGTGAAAGATGGAGTCCTGGGAGCATTTTCAGTCGGATTCAGATGTAAAGATTCTGAATATCTAACTGAGAGTGATGGATTCAAAATTAAAGACGCGGAACTTTTTGAAGTTTCTGTAGTATCAGTACCTTGCAACCAAGGGGCAACCTTTGGACTAAGCAAGTCATTTGATAGTATGGATGAATACAGAAAGTACCAAAAAGAAATATTACAGGCTAACTCAACCGCAGCAGCAGACGCTGTTAAAATTGAGCAGCCAAGCGAGGAGAAATCCTCATCAACGGAGACTGATATGTCAGAAGAGAAAAAATCTCCTGAAACTTCAATCGACTTGGAAGCATTTGCGAAAAAAGTTGCAGAGGATACTGCAGCTAAAATAGCAATGAAACAAGCCGAGCAAAAAGCAGCAGAAGAAAAAGCACTACAAGAGCAGGCTGAAAAGCAAGCTGAAGTAGAGGCTAATGAAAAGGCTGTTCAAGAAGCAAAACAGGACGAGCAAAAAACTATTATCGAAGCTGGCTTAACAGGCGCTGAGAGACTTATGAATGACGTAGAAAAAAGAGTTTCTGAGCAACATGAAGACTTAAAAACAGTTGTGGACGGATTAGAGAAGCAACTAGCTGAGAAATCAGAAGAAATCATGTCAATCAGAGAATCAAAAAGAATTTTCAACGACAGACAAGGTCAAGGCGACTGGAAAAAAGCTTACGAGAATGATATCATTGATGCAAAATTTGCTGGTTTAGCTACTGGTAAAGGATGGAACAGTGATTATGCAAAAGGTGTAATGGAAAAAGTTAACGCACATAGTGGTGTTGGCGTTTCTTCAGCAGACTTTGAGCAAATCGTATCAACACAAATCGAAAGAGATATTCAAAATGAATTAGTCTTAGCACCTCTATTTAGAGAAATCGCTATGACTTCTGCTAACATGATTATCCCAATCCTACCAGATGCTGGTTATGCTGAATTTGCAGCAGGACAAACAGCTAGTGGTTCTTCACCACATGGTAACTTACAGGAAAGAGGAGACGCTTATAACCCTGGTTCAGCAGGTGGCGTAGACATGACTGAAAGAACTCTTTCAACCAAAAAATTAATCTCACAATCTTACTTAGGTAATGAAACTGAAGAAGATGCAATCTTACCGATTCTTCCTTTAATTAGAGAATCAATGGTGAGAGCACACGCTAGAGGCATAGAGAATGCTGTCCTAGCTGGTGACGATGCTGATGGTGCTTATGGTACTTCAGGTGCAGCTTTTGAAGGTCTTTTACACTTAGCAAGAAATGATTCAGACTACACACAATCAGGTACAGCTTTTGCTTCTGATAAAATTGTAGCAACTGACTTACTTGAAATGAGAAAGAATATGGGTAAATATGGTATAAACCCAAGTGAAGTAATATATATTGTTTCACAAAGGTCTTACTATGAATTATTAGAAGATGCAGAATTCCAAGACGCTAACCTAGTTGGCGACATGGCTACTAAGCTAAATGGTGAAATCGGACAGGTTTATGGCTCTAGAGTCTTAATGTGTGACGAGTTCGCTACTCCAGCAGTAGCTAAATTTGGAGCTATCGCAGTTAACCCAAGAAACTATGTAATGCCAAGATTAAGAGGCGTTACTATTGAATCAGACTACGAAGTAGCAAACCAAAGAAGAGTCCTAGTGGCTTCTCAAAGAATAGGTTTTACCGACCTAATCGACGGTGCAACTTCTAAGTGGGGTTGGATGTATAAAGCTGACTAATATTAGCAATAAGGTTTTGGTGGGTTACCTTAAACCCACCACTTTTTAACTATGGCAGATTTAATTACAGTAAATGAATACAAAGACGCAGAAGGCCTAAGAGGCGAGAAAGACGACGACCGTCTTGCAATAATTGTACCTCAAATATCTGATTTAGTTAAAAAATACTGTGGAGTATCATTTCTTGATTACTACAGTACAAATAAAGTAGAAACTTTTACAATTGAGGATAACTACACATCAACGATAATAGTCAGCGAGAGTCCGTTAGTATCAATTAATAAAGTGGAAGAAAGAACAAGTTATTCAGATGATTATCAAGAATTACTTACAACTAAATATGAGTATTATATAGACCAAGAAGCCGATGCTATTATAAGAACTAATACAACTGGTAATCCAATAAGTTGGAAGAAAGGTGTAGGTGCTGTTAAAATCACATATAAGGCAGGTTACGCAAGTACTCCAAAAGATTTACAACTAGCTCTGTTCGACTTAGTAAATTATTACATGAAAGACGAGCATAAAGAAAGAAGAACTCTAGGTGGCGCTCAGTTACAGAATCAAGGGACTGCTGGAATTAGAAATAGTACTGATTTTCCAGACCATATCAAAAGAGTACTTGATTTGTATAAAGTTGTTATTTAATGGCAATACGACAATTAAAAGCAGAAATACTAAATATTATTCAATCTACAGAAAGAAAAACTAGAAAAGAATTAAGCCAAAATATGATAGAATCCTATGTATATGATAAAAAGTACATAGAAGAATGGTGTGAGTTTGCTATGGTTAAAGCAAACATTCCTGTAGAGGAAAGAAAGCATGCAAACACAATGAGAGCAGCTTTTAATCAAACTCTTAGAAAAGAATTTAAAAAAAGTAATGAACCTTTTCATATATCAACTCCATTTGGCAAAGGTGGAGTAGTAGTAACTAAAGTATCTAGAGCAACAGGAACAAGAGAAGCAGCTAGTAGTAAAGAAAAAAGAGCTACAGGAGAAGCTAAAAATAAAGCCTTAAGAGCTCTCGAAGCAAAAACAGGTATTAGTATCGGTGCTTCAGATAGACGAGATATAAAAAGTGCTATGCACGGACACCATGGAGGTCCGAATAGAGATGATGATAAGACTACTTTAGGAATGGTAGGTGTTGAAGAAGCCATGCCAAAAGCAAGTAGACAGATTGAGTCTTTAATTGATGAGTTAAATCAAATAACTCCCGATGAAACTTTAAGAGAAGTAGTAGTATCAAGTTTTAATGATTTAATTCATATAGAAATGGGATGGAGCAGAAACCCTATAAGAGTACTGGCTACTAGAAACAGTAGAACTAGAAACCCGAGCACAAATAGTTACGTTTTAGACAATGTAATTACAGTAAGTTTTGCACTAGGTAGAGGGTCTAACTTTCAAGGAGCAGCTTATACAGATGCTATGAAAGATTGGGATAGAGGAGTAGATAATAGATTAACTAGAACAATAAACTCCATGCTAGACAGAGTTGAGAGAAATGTAAATAACTTTGTAAAGCAACACATGGAAAATCATCCTTTTGATGTGTTAACAGTAGGAGGAAGTCCAAGTGTTATAGATAATGTTATAGCAGAAGGACCAAAATTTATAATACAAAATCTATTTCCTCATAAGGCACGCCCTGACATGAGACTAAAAGTTAATAAAAAACTTTTCTCAGAAATGAAAACTCCTAAAAAAGGTAATACAGGAATGGTACAAAGTAAGAAGACTACTAAGCCAGCAAAAAGAACACCAAGAAAAGGATTACCTAGAGTATCTTCGGGAATGAGAACAGAAGGACGTAGTAATCCAATGGCACTAAAAGCTTTATTGAACGAAATGTTACCTCAAACAGTAGCAAGAAATATGGTATCTCCTGCATTACGATATAGAACAGGAAGATTTGCAAACTCAGTAAGGGTAGACAATATAACACAAGGGCCTAGAGGTGGAAATACAATGATTGAAGCAAGTTACATGAATAATCCTTATGAAACTTTTGCTCCAGGAGGAAAAATGTATACAGCTCAGAGAGACCCAGAGAGATTAATAAAAAGGTCAATTAGACAAGCAGCTACAGCATTAGTTGGAGCAAGGTTCGGAATAGAGATACAATAATGGAATCGACACTAGCAAGGAAACATACCACGCGACGTCGTGCCCTAGTTGAAGCACTCTGTTTAAAACTAGAAGAAATAAATGGTAGCGCACCTTTTAGAACTTCAGTTGCGAGTGTAGAAAGACGACTTAAGTTTTGGGACGAAGTAAACGAATTTCCAACAATACATGTTGGAGCAGGTACTGAAACACGCGAATATGAAGGAGCGGGTTTTAGATTTAGATTTTTAAGAATAACAGTTCGATGTTATGTTTCAGATGATAATGATGTTATCGAAGCACTCGAAGAATTGTTAGAAGATGTTGAAACGGTAATAGAGGATAACGACCCACTAACATACTATGATTCAACAGGAACATCTCATAATACAGTACAAACAACAATTGGTACTGTAGATACAGATGAAGGCGTATTGGAGCCTCTAGGTGTAGGAGAAATCACCTTAGAGATTCGATATTAATTAGGAGAAAAGAATGGCATTTTTCTTTAGTAGAGATACCAAAGTATTTATGGAATGGTCAGAAGATAGCACTACAGCAAATACAGCTCTGTATGAGATACCTGTATTAGATGGGTTTTCTTTTAGCCAAGGCACAAATACTTCAGAGGTGACATTAAGCGAAGCAGCAACTTCAGCAGGATACAGTAAGAGAGGCAGAGCAATGTTTACTGACTCTTTCGCGCCTGCAGAATGGAGCTTTAGTACTTATATGAGACCTACAAAGTCAGGTAGTGCAGCAGCTTTTGCTAGTGGAGAACACTCCGCAGCTAATGCTCATTTTGCAGTAGAAGGCCCACTATGGGCAGCTTTAACTGCAAAAGACTATGACAAAGCATGTGGAGGAGACTTCACATCAGGAACAGGCACAGGCGGTTTAGCTTTTGATTTTGCAAATTCCAATAACGTACAAGTAGGAACATTCAACATGTTCTTCGTACTAGGAGCTGCAAAAGATGCTACACCTACATCATTTGCAAGTTCAGGCGACGTAACTATTTACAAACTATCAGATTGTTCAGTAGGTTCTGCATCAATTGATTTTGATATAGAAGGTATTGCTCAAATCGCATGGTCTGGAAATGGTAAAACAATAGAGGAAGTAGCTGCATTAGATACATCAACTGATAACACTGCGGCCCCTAAAGGATTAATTGCTGAAGGAGTTGGTACAACAACTAACTTTATCAGAAATAAATTAACAGATTTATCTATAACTTATGATGCTTCAGAATCTACAGGGACATTAGGTTCCTTAGGCGCAAGTGACCAAGCTTATAGTATAACATTAACAGGTGGAAATATAACAATTGAGAATAATCTCACATATTTAACACCAGAAACATTAGGTACAGTAAACCTACCGATTGGTCATGTAACTGGAACTAGAAGTGTCTCAGGTAACTTTACTTGTTATCTAAATTCAGACTCTAATAGTTCTATGGACTTATTCGAAAAGCTTCAAGAATCAAGAGGAGTTATTACTAACGCTTTTGATTTAGCTTTCGGAATCGGCGGTTCAACAGCAGCTACTCCTAGAGTAGTAGTTGATGTACCAAAAGCACACTTAGAGTTACCGACTCATAGTTTTGAAGATGTAGTATCAGTAGACGTGGCTTTCCACGGTTTAGCTAGTGATTTATCATCAGCAACAGCAGCCTCTGCAACTAACGAAGTTAAAGTAACATATAAAGTAGATTAATAAAACTCGGGAGGGTTTCGACCCTCCCACTTTTTAGGACAAAAAATGACAGAACAAAAAGAAGTAAAAACACAACCCGTTTCGCTCAAGAGTTTATTAACTCCAAGCAAGACAGTATCAATTGACTATCCAGGTTATGATGGCTTTTCAGTTGACCTAACATATTTAAGTAGAGAAGAATTAGTTAAACTTAGAAACAAATGTATGAAACAAAAGTTTAACAAAAAGACAAGAGCTTTTGAAGATTCACTCGATGAAGAACTATTTTTAGTAGAATACGTTAGTTCAATTATAAAAGGATGGACAGGTTTAAAATATAACTACTTAGAAGAGTTTCTATTGGTAGATGTAAGTGGACAAGACCCCGAAGAAGAACTTCAATACACAGCAGAAAATGCTGAGTTATTAATGAAGAACTCAGGCGATTTTGACCAATGGGTAACTGATACTGTAGGCGATTTGGAAAATTTTACGCAAAGCAAGTAAATTATATACTTGCACTTATAAAAAGAAGCTATAAAGATACAGGTATAGACCTAGAAAAATATCTAGCTGTCTGTGAGCAGTTAAATCAAGAACCTGACCCAGACAAAATGCCTGTAGATAGAAGTATTTTCCCATTGGAAGTTCAAGAAGCGTTTATGCTTCATGACTTTCTATCTGAAAGATGGGATGGTATGAATGGCTACTATCTCGGAAAAGACTACTCAGCCTTAGAAACTTACTTAAACGTTTTAGATATAGAAGACTCAAAGCAGTCTTTGTATTTCTTGAAACATATTGAATATTATAATTCTGAAAAGATTAACGCATCCATAAAAGCAAAAAGAGATGCAGAAGAGCGTAAAGCTAAAATGAAAAGGTAATGACAAAGAAGAAAAAAGGCGCAATTATAAGTTTTGAGGTCACCGATGACGGTACTCTAAAACAGTTAGGTAGAAGAGCCAAATCAGCAAGTAAAGACGTAGACAAACTGGGTAAATCTACAGGAGATACTCGTAGAAATCTACAATCCATGTCCGGACGTACAGAATCTGCGTCCAAATCATTTTCACGTTTACAGCAAGGTACTGGCGGCCTCGTGCAGTCCTACGCGATTCTTGCATCAACAGTCTTTGCTGTAACAGCCGCATTCAGAGCGTTAGAAAACGCACAGAATATTCAACAACAAATCAAAGGTTTCCAAAGACTTACAGAAATTACAGGTAAGTCTATGCTTACAATAACAAATAATGTTAGAGAAGCAGCGAATGGATTGCTTGATTTTCAAACAGCCGCACAACAAACAGCTATCGCTACAGCAGCAGGATTTAGTGCAGAACAAATAGAAGGACTAACAGTAGGAGCAAAAAATGCTTCAGTTGCTTTAGGTCGAGATATGGTAGATTCGTTCAACAGATTGATTCGTGGTGTGACAAAAGCCGAACCAGAACTACTCGATGAACTTGGTGTCATTTTAAGACTAGACATAGCTACAAGAAACTATGCTGCAAGTATAGGTGCAAGTGCTGATAAACTTACTATTGCTCAAAGAAGAACAGCTGTTTATAACGAAGTTAATAAGCAGTTAGAACAAAACTTTGGGGCAATTGGACCAGAGGCAGATGATTTAACAAACCAGATTAGTGCTTTTACTACTTCATTAGGTGATATAGGTATTGCAATAAGTGGAGCTGTTTTACCAGCTATAAATGCTCTTATAGGATTTTTAGATAGAAACAAATTAATATTAGGTGGTTTTTTAGCCATATTTGCACTTAGATTAGCAAACGATGTTATACCAGGGTTATCAAGAGCAGGAACTGCAGTTGAAACTTGGACAAATACTTCAAAACAAAGAATAAAAGATTTAAATTTTGAACTAGAGAATAATGGTAGAAAATACAAAAAATTAAGTACCGTACAAACATCTGCAACAAATAAAGTATCAAAAGCTTTTAGAGCATCGTTAAAGAAAAGAGGAGTAGATGAAAAAGTATTCTTTGAAAAATCTGCTGCAAACCAAAAAAGGTCTATAACTGCTCATATAAATAGTCTTAAAAAACAAGAAGCTGCAACAGGAAGGTCTATGAAAAGGCAAGTAGCTATTCAAGAGGCAGCGTATAAAAAAATTGTACTATCATCAAAAGTTACAGGTAAAAAAGTAGGAATAAATCTTAATTCTGGCGTTATAATGGCAGAAAAAGGATTAATAAGATTAAAACTTATAGCAGCAAACACTTTTGGAGGTATCGTTGGTTTTGCACAAAAAGCCGCAATAAAACTTAGATTTTTAGGAGTTGCCGCAAACTTTGCAATGGGAGCCTTTTTTGCTTACTCTATTGGTACTATGTTCTATGATATGTTGCCTGGAGTTGCAAAAGCAAAAGAAGCTGTACAATCTTTAAAAGAGAAAACAGAATCTTCAAGAGAAGAAGCAGAAGAGTTAAATAGAGCAATAAACGGTTTTGAAGTAACTAAATTAAAAGCTATAGGTGATACCATAAGAGAAGGTGTTGCACCTATGATGGAAATGGCAAATGCTCTGGAACACTTATCAAATATATTAGCACAAACAGATATTAAAACTTTAGGAGAAGTAACTGTTGAAAAACTAGAAAAAGACTTGTTAGATGCAAATGTGAACAATGCATCAAGAAAAGAAGCCTCAAGTATTATGCTGGAACAAGTTGTCAAGGCATTAAGAACTAGTAGAACTGCAGGTAAAGGAGCCGAAGGCTCTAGTGCTTTAAATGACTTTATATATGCCGCTTTAGACCAAGTTAGAGCTAAGGAAGCTGCAATGCAAGGAGCAGAACCTGACGAACTTAGTTCATATGAGGCTGGCATGGAAATATCGGCTGTATCAGGGGCAATAGCAAAAGTAAATGAAGCTTTAGATAATATGGCAGGCAAAAAATCAGATTCAGCTGAGTTTCAAAATGGAATGAACGATATTAAAACAGCTTTACTAGATGTAGGTATAGGGTTTGGTTCATTTTTTGAAGAAGTAAGGGAAGGAGACCAAAAATTAATAAAATTAACTGCTATTGGTCAAGCTTTATTTACTACTTTAGATAAAGGAATAGACCCAGTAAAAACTCTTGTTCAATCAATATCAGATATGAAAGAGCCTATTGATAATTTACAAGAATTAATAAATTTATCACTACCAAAACCAAATGAGTTTGGAAAAATAGGAGCAGCTTTGGGACAAGTATTTAATCAATATGATGCAGCTCTTGATGTAGTAGGAGATAATAAAGAAGATAATTTATTGTTTGAAAAATTATTAACCGAAGCAGAAATAGAACGAGCAAGAAAATTAGGATTTAGTTTAGAGATATCAAAAGTTGCAAATACGCTTCTAAAACTAAGATTAGGTCTTACTGAAGAAGAAGCAGCACTTTTACTAGACAATAGAAAATTAGTAGCAGATACCTATGACATATTAAATAAACAAGCAAAACTTCAAAAAGCCATGGGTAATTTACATAAGGTAGAAACAATGCTTTTAGGTCAATTAAGTGATTCTCACACAAAAAGACTTATAACAAGTTTAAAAATTGAAAATACACAAAAAGAAGCAAATGCACTTGGTGCACAGATTTTAGCTAGAGAGATTGAGCTAACAAATTTACAAGATGACCAGCAAGATACTTATGAAAAACACACACAAGAATTAATTACTCAAAAAGAAGTTATGGAAGCACAACTAACTGTGTTAAAAAATCAACTTGATGGATTTTTCCAACTTAGAAAAACTATGGTAGAAAGCTTTGATTCTGCTGGAAACACTGCCTTAACAGATATAATTGATGGCGGCTCAGGAACTGATGCTATTAGAAAAATGGCGGAAAGAATAAAAAAAGATGTCGCTGGTAATGTTGCAGGAAGTATCATGGAAAGAGCAACGGGTGGACTAAAAGGTTTACTAGGAATGGGAAAAGAAGACACAGTAAAACTGACTCCTGAAGCTTTGGCAATAAAGCAGGTACATGATGACCATGTAGTCCAATTAGAATTAGTACTACAAAGACATGCTCAGGCTTTTGACAAGACTATGAAAATGGATTTAACTAATCTTACCAATTTAGAGAAAGAGTATAATGACTTAACAGATAATGATACTTTATTTAACGATGATTATGGAGTACATAATAAAACAGGAGATGAGAAGGGCGGTTTCTTTAGTAAGATATTCGGCAGAAAAGATGAAGACGGAGAAGGTGGCGGTATTATCAGTGGATATATCGATACAGTAAAGAATTCTTTTGGAGAAATATTCGGAGAAGGCGGAGCTTTTCACAAAACAGGTATGAATTTATTTGGCGGAGAAGAGTCTGTTTTTGGTAAACTAGGTAAATCACTATTTGGAAAAGATGGAGCATTAGGTAAAATGTTCGGTGGTAAAGAAGGTGGATTTATGGGCGGTCTAGGTCAGATGTTTGGTGGTGGCGCAAAAGCTGGTGGAGGATTCTTAAGCAGTCTCTTCGGCGGCGGTGGCGGCGGAGGAGGCATTATGGCACTTCTCAAACCTCTACTCAGTATGATACCTGGTATCGGTCCTTTACTTTCTATACTACCATTTGCAAAAGGTGGTATTATCGGAAATAAATTAGTAGGATTAGCACAAGGCGGAGTAATGCCAAGATACGCAAAAGGCGGAGTGGCAACACAACCTACTTACTTAGTTGGAGAAGGAAAGCAAAATGAAGCAGTAGTACCATTACCAGACAATAGAAGTATTCCAGTAGACTTAGGAAAAGGTACTGGAAATGAAAATAATGTATCTATCAATGTCAATATGGCAACTGGAAAAACAGATACTAAGTCAGACGCAGAAGACGGAAAACGATTAGGGGCGGCTATTAACGCAGCAGTAATGAATGAGATAGAAAAACAACAACGCCCAGGCGGAATGTTAGCACAAGGATAAGATATGGCAATAGGATTTGATGTAGGCGGCACACTCGGAGTAGTGGCACCAGATAAAGGATTTAGTAGAAATAATGAACCAAAAGTTCATATAGCAGAGTTTGGCGATGGCTATGAGCAAAGACTCGCACATGGTATTAATAATATTAAACAATCTTTTAGTGTATCATTTGCAAACAGACCAAAAGATGAGATAGATGATATAGTTTCTTTCTTTGAAAGTAAGAAAGGAGCAACTGCATTTAACTTTATTTTTTCTGATAGTAATGCAGGCGGTAATGAAGAAACAGTAAAAGTAGTTTGTGAAACTTGGGACCAAACTTGGGACTATGACGATTTTTATAGTCTATCAGCAACATTTAGAAGAATATACGAGGCATAATGGCAGATAAACCACTAGTAGAAGATTTTCAAAAACTTGACCCAGGCTCAGAACTGATACATCTCTATGAACTAGAGTATGAGAAAGGAGAGTTTGTATACTTTCATAGCGGATTAGAAGAAGATTTAAGTACTTTACATTTTAGAGACTATGACTCACCAAGTACAATTAGAGAGTATGTTGCACTACCTATAAAATCAGAAGGATTTGAAACAAAAAATGATGGTGCTATGGCAAGACCAAATATACTCATAGCAAATATAAATACAGTATTTAGCAATGCAATTGGAACATTAGACTACAACGATATCCTTGGATTAAAATTTATTCGTAGAACAACTCTGAAAAAATATCTAGATAATGGGTCTGGAAGCAGTTCAAACCCACCTACAGAATATCCTAGACAAGTCTGGATTATGGATAGAATTAAGACAAGAAGCAAAAGTTATGTTCAAATAGAATTACTATCCCCATTTGATTTAGAGACTGCAAAAATACCTGCAAGAGTAATTTATGCAGATAGATGTTCATTTAAATATCAAGGCGCAAGTCCTCATTTAGACAGATGGAAAAGAGAACAAAGTGGGTGTAATTGGCATATAGAAGGAACAGTATATGGAGGCAGCACAGGTAATGGTGTTAAATTTACTGTATTCGTAAATGAAGATGATGAATATATAGTGCCTTCAACAACAAGTTTTATAACAGTAGGCTCCACAAGTTTTAGTGCTACAAAAGATGCTTATTATAGAAATACTAAAACTTCTGCAAGATTTAATGCAGATGGAGGCACTAGTAGTGTAACTGTAAGTAACTACTGGCAAGCAACAAAATCTGGAGTTCTTGGAACACCTTCAGATAGTAACTCTAATTATAAAAGAATAAGAGTTTACTCTACATATAACCACGGTACAGAATACTTTACTTACGTTGATGATAGAGATAATGATTATGTAGTATTTACGGATAATGTATCTACTTCAGAAACTTATAATAAAACATTACTATGGAAAGCTGACCAGCCTAGTGAAAGTCAAGCACCTGGATATACAAAGTATTGGAAAAAAGGAGACTTGTGTAGTAAAACCACTACAGGATGTAAAATGAGATTTGGGTTTGCTCCTAAAAGTCTTACTAGTACCACATCAACAGGTAAAGCAGCAACAAACACAAATGCTGTGTTACCTTTTGGAGGTTTTCCAGCAGCGAGAAACTTTAAATGATTGATAGTATATTTGAGCATGCTGCAGAATGTGCCCCGCGCGAGTGTTGTGGACTTGTTATACAAGATGGTAACAACAAACGATATATTCCCATGGAAAATATTTCTGAAAATGAAAATGAGTTTGAAATGAACCCATTAGCTTTCGCAACAATTCAAGCTATTTCGAAAATATTATATGTAGTCCATAGTCACTATGATGAAGATTGTCATCCAAGTGAGCATGATATTAATAACTGTAACGAGATTGGCATACCATACTTTATCGTATCGTATCCCGACAAAGATTATACAATTTTAGAGCCAAAATGACAAGAACAATAAAATTAAAAGGAAGAATGGGAGAACTCTTTGGAAAGGAGCATAGATTGAATGTAAAAACAATTCAAGAAGCTATGCACGCCATTGATGTAATGAAAGGAGGACTTCGTAGATATATTATGGAGTGTACTGATTTAGGTATAAAGTTTACTGTTCAGAGAGGAAGTGAAGTAAAGGCATATGCAAAAGAAAACATAGATGACTTTATCGGAGAACAAGATATAGGAAATTTTTTAGATGATGACGATATAATTATTACTCCTGTTCCTGCTGGAGCGATTTTTGGTAAACTTGTTAAAGGTTTATTCAAAGTTATAGCAGGAGCTTTACTTATATGGGGAGCTATAGTAACAGGAGGAGCATTAGGGTACGCTATAGGTGCTATGGGAGCAATGTTAGCATTACAAGGTATTATAGACATGGTGATGCCAGACGCTGACGGAAACGATGAGCCTGAAAAGTCTTCTTTGTTTAACGGACCAGTTAATACAACAAAAGTAGGGGTACCTGTACCTATGGCATATGGTAGAGTAGAGTGTGGTGGAGTTGTTACAAACTTTGGTTTTACGAAAGTTAGAAAAACAAATTCTACTGGATATACAAAAGACGCTTTTGGCGATGTAAATTTCGAGGCATAATATGGGTTGGTTATCAAGTATGATGAAAATAGCAACGACAGTTGCAGAAAACGAAAAGAGTGCAGAAGATAACAACTCACTTGCTAATATTGGTACAACTACCTCTGGTGGAGGCTCAGGGATTACTTATCATCAAACAGCAGTAATTTATGATGCATTATCAGAAGGCCCTATTGAAGGTTTAGTAGATGATGGTGCAAGTATTAAACTCGGGGGAAACCAAGCATTTAATTATGGGGATAAGGACATAGTAGCTATTTTAGATGCTACAGATGTTAGTTATGTTGCTTCAACAGGAGTTGTAACTGACCATAATACTCCTTCTTTTATAAATTCAGCAAATACAGCACAAGGCAGTAGGGATGTATTAATTGTAGGAGGCTCAAAAAGAGGAACAATCAATACATCAGTAGGAAATACCATTATTTCAGGAGCTTCAGGATTCACCTTTGCTTCTTCAGATGTAGTTCCAGACGGAACCAAAAAACTTTTACCACATATTAGAATTACAGGAGCAGGGCCCGATGGAGGAGATTTTACTGCTCGTGTTACAGAGTTTATCAATACTGCAGCAGTTCGAGTAAATCTTAGACCTTCAAAAAATACAACAAATGCAGTCTGTAAACTAGACTATGTTGGAACTGTAACAAGTTATAACCCTTCACAAAATAAAGTAACAATAGCAGCAGGTGGTGTAGACACAAGTAATACAACAGCAACGCTTAGTACTCCAACAAGAACAGCAACACAAAAACCTCTAGCAAAATACGATAACTTTTTATGGGCATTTAGACATGGTACTAGAAATCAAACTTATCTGCCGACACCAGCAGGTATCGGTAGTGCTTCAGTCGCATACAGAGTAACAAATGGAAACTTAGATACCGTACCAAATACAGGATATCCTACTTGGACAGAACAAGGTAAAAGATTAGGAAAAACAGACAATCCTCCTTATACAGGAACAGCGGGTAACTATGTTGCATCAGGCAGCGGTGGTATGGGAGTATCTGACCCAGGTGAAGTTGATTTAATTAGATTAACTTTTAACTTTCCGCAAGGATTGAACGCTTACAAAGCAGACGGTAATAAGATAGAAAAACAAGGGGCGATATATAGAATTAGTTTAGTATACGAAAGAAATGGAACAGAACATACAACAATATTAAATGGGCAGTCAAGTTATAGTAGTGTAAGCAGAAAATATGGATATAATTATAGTGCAGGACATAGAGGTGGAGTTACTGTTGGAACAGCAATTGTAGCTGGTACAAAAAGAAACTTTAACTATATTTATGAGTTTGATATTAGTAAATTTCAACCGTTTGATAACTATACAATAAAAGTAGAAAGAATAAATGAAGTAAATGGTCAAGAGGGTAATTGGGCATGGAGTTCTTCTGCTACTTTGCAAAGTATTGAAAATATTATAACAGATAAATTAAGTTTTCCTTATACAGCATATGCAGGAGTTATTGTAGATGCAAAAGATTTCACATCTATACCAAAAAGGTCATATGAAATTAGAGGATTAAAAGTAAAAGTTCCTACAAACTATTTTCCAAAAGAAGAAAAAACAGGGGCAGGACTTAGAAGAACAAGTGCAGCTTATACAAGAAATGTAACAAGTGGTGCAGATACTTCAGCATATGTAGATTGGGACGGTAACTTTAGAGGCGATAAGAAAACATTTTCACCTTCTCATGTAAATTACGAACCAGTATATACAAGTAATCCAGTTTGGATATTTATGGATTTAATGACTAATCCTCGTTATGGGTTAGGACAACATATTGACCCTGATTTTGACTTCTCAATGATTGATAAGTATACTATGTACAGCTTAGCAAAATATTGTGACGAACTTGTACCTGATGGAAAAGGGGGAGTAGAACCTCGCTTTGAGTGTAATATTTATATACAAAAGAATCAAAATGCTATAAAAATATTAAAGAACTTTAGTACTACAATGAGAAGTATGTTAATATGGTGGAATGGGCAAGTAAGTCTTGGTGCTAATATTCAAAAAGGTGCAATATACACATTTACAAAATCAAATGTAATTAATGGAGATTTCACATACCAAGGCACTTCTAGTAGATTTAGAAATAATCAAGTTGTAGTAACTTGGAACAACCCAGAAAAATCATACAAGCAAGATGTTGTTACTGTCGAAGATAGTGACGATATAGCTAAAACAGGAAAAATAAAAAGTAAGAATGTTACAGCTTTTGGTTGTACGTCAGAAGGTCAAGCTATAAGATATGGTAAATGGCACTTAGCAGGAGAGCTAAAAGAGAAAGAAATCTGTAGTTTTGAAACAGGTATTAATGGTGGTATGCTAAGACCTGGAGATGTAATTAATGTACAAGACCCAGACTTAACAGATATAGTTGCAAGTGGTAGAGTTACAACAACATCTTCTTCTACAACAACAGTAGTTAAGACTGACCGTGATATAAGTGGATTTTTAAATCAAAATGACAACTTTGACTTACATTTAATCTATCCAAGCGGAGGTGCTTACTTAACTCAAACTTCTGCTACTATAAACTCTACTAATTATAGACAAGGAGATTTAGTACTACTCGACGAAAGCGGAGCATCTATTGATACAGAAGCAAAGGCATCAAACTGTAAAGATGATGCAGGAGCTGCAGTACAGTTAACATGGTCAGAAGAAACTAGAATAGAAACAAAACCTATTTCAAACTTTAGCTCTAGTGCTATAACTGTAAGTAGTGCATTTTCTTCCGTTCCAAATGGAGAGGTAATATATACTGTATCAGGTCAAAAAGCAGACGGCTCAAGCGTAGCTGGAAGTTTAAAACAGTACATGATAACTTCTATTAAAGAAAACTTTGAAGAAATGACTTTCTCTATAAGTGCTGTAGAATATGATATATCAAAATTCGACTCTATAGATAGAGGATATATCATACCTAATATACCTGATGTAATGAGACCTCCAAGAGATTCAGACGCTGTTCCAGAGCCTCAAGAAGTATTCTTAGAAGTAGTTTCTAGTGGACAAGGAGACATAGGTGCAGAAAATGGAAGAGATTTATTAGTAGAATGGCAACATCCTACTAACGGTATACAAGACCCAAATGGTGATAATGTAGACGATGTCTATGAACACTTAGCAGCTTATGAAATAGCGCATAATGCAGATGAAGGAGATGTGCTAGGTAAGTTCTTAAGAGAAACTATATCAAGCACGAATACTACAAGTTTTAGAATAAAAGATTTAGGAGTTACAGGAGAAGTAATAGTTAGAGTAAGAACTGTAAACTCTATTGGTGTTACATCATCTTGGGTACAAAGAACTATAGAAATTAATGAAGATAAACTATTACCTCAAAATATTCCTGCAGTTGGATTTGGACTTAATGGAGGTATTGCTCGTGGCGGTATTTTAAGTTGTCCAATTGATGTTAATACTTCAAATGGTACAGTTACTTTTGCTTCAAGTACTTACACATATACACCACCTAATCCTGGCTTACCAGTTATAAATGTTGTTTCTTCAGGAAATACTACTGCGACAACTCAGGCAAACTTTAATAATTTAGGAAATGGAGAAACAGGTTATTTATATTTAGACTACGATGGAAGTCTATCAAGAGGGGAAACACGAACAGATTTATTACAACCAGTATTTTTCCAAACAGAAGAAACAACAGAAGATGCAAATGGAGTAGAAAACTATTTCCAATATGCAACAAGATTAGGAGAGTCTAATGAAGACTTTACACAATTAAGTGGTACTGTATCAGTAGCTGCTTCATCTGTAGATGTTAGTGGTACAGGTACAACATTTGATGTATCTGCTACAGGTTTTGAAGCAGGAGATGTTATAATTATTGGTGATGCAGGAACAACTAGATTTATAACTACTGTTGGTCACATAGAAAGTAATACTGCTTTGAGTTTAACAACTGCTCCTACAAGAGCATACAACAGTGTAAATGTATTCAGACAGACACTTAGAACTTCAAATGCAAATGACTCTATACTTGCAGCAGTAACAAATACTGGAGGAGTTTTCTCATTAGTTAACTTTTCTAGTGGTAATAGAGGTGCCGATGCTTTTACAATTAATGGAACCAATGAAAACCATAACTTCCCTTCATCAGCAGCTGGACTTGTTACAGATTTTTCAAGTTTTACAAATTCATACACAGTTAACAAAGGCACAATAAGTTATGTCTTTGCAAGTTCTGGCTCAACACCAAGTACTTTCGGATTAACAAAATCAGATTCAAACTGTACTTCAGTGATAAACTCTAGCACAGGAGCAATAACAGTTACAGCAATGGCAGCCGATATAGCTAAGATAACAGTTACGATTACAGACAGAGAAACAAATGAAACAATTGCGACAAGAGTTATTTCACTAGGTAAAAGTATACCAGGAGCTGCAGGAGCGGGTACAGACTCAAGAACAGTTAATTTAACAGCAAGTGATTATTCAATCGTATACGGACCGGATGGTACAAATCCAAGCCCTAGTAGTACAATTGTATTAACAGCGACTGCTCAAAATTTCACTAATCCATATTTTAGATTTACAGGAGATGGTATAAGTGATGAAGGAACGTTTACAGCAAACGGCTCAAATACAACCACAGATACAATTAATTTTAGTGTTCCTTCAAGTATAAATACTACTCCACAAACAATTAAGGTTGGTGTAGCAGAAGCAAACCAAACAGAACTTGCATTTGATACAATCACACTTACCTCACTACAACAAGGAAGCCAAGGTACAGATGGTGCCCCAGCATATACAGCTATACTAACTAATGAAGCACATACCTTCCCTGCATCAAATACTGGTGTAGTAAGTAGTTTTGCAAATTCAGGTACAAAAATAGAAGTATATAAAGGAGCAACACAACTTACTCCAGTAGCAAATAATACTACACCTTCTACGAATGAGTACGCAGTTACAACAAGCGCAACAAATATTACACCAGGAACATTTCAGTTATTTAATTCAGGAAATAAAAATATTACAGTTGGAAATCATAGTGGTGTTGCAAATGGTACAGACCTTTCAGAAATAGAGTATAGTATTGATATAGAAGATACAGTAACTCTTACAAAAGCACAAACATTTACGAAATCAAAAAAAGGAGATGATGGTAGTACAGGAGCAGCAGGTATAAATGGTCTATTAACCAACGAAGCTGCTTCAGCAACAGTAGGTTCCTTCTTTGACTTTAATAACAATACTATAAACTATACAGGAACAGGTGGAGAATTTAAGATATATAGCGGAGCTTCAGAACTTACTTCTGGAGTAGTATATGGGATTAGTGGAGGAACTGTCGGTGCAACTTCAACGACAAAAACACAAAATAATTTAACTCTTACAATTAATAACTCAACAGGAGTTTATTCATTAGCTGGAGGCAGTTGGTCTTCCGATATAGAAAACTTTACAATGACAGGCACGGTAACTGCTAGTTCTATAACTATTGAAAAAGTATACACGATAGATAAAACAACCATTTTTGCAAGCACTAATTTAGTAGCATCAGAACAGGTTTTCAAATACGACAATACAGGAGCAAATCCTAGCCCTTCTACAATTGAACTAAGAGCAACACCTCCTTCTCCTTTTACAATTTTTGGAAGTTACGAATATAAATTCTTAAAATCTACAGACGGTGGAGAGAACTTTAGTACTATACAAGCACTTTCTACAGATAACACAGTAAATGTAAGTGCAGGTGCTATAAGTTTAGGTGCTGAAGTATTTAAAGTAGAAGCATATTCTGCTTCGTCTTCTCCTGGAGGTCAATATATAGTAGATGAAGATGAGCTTACACTTTTAAGAGTCAGAGATGGTGCTACAGGAGATACTGGTAATAGTATTATAAATATTTATAAATTTAGTAGTACTGAACCAGACGCACCAGCTGCAGGCACATCAAATCCGCCTTCAGGTTGGTATACTAGTATTGTAACTGCATTTAGTAATGGCAGTGGAATACTTTGGGTTTCTGTTGGTAATAAACCTGCAGGAAGTTCAACAATTACATGGAATGACCCAATAAGATATGTTCAAAACTATGGAGATATAGGAGGAACAAAACCACCTTCAGACGCAAATAAATTTGAAAAAGTAGATGATTCAGAACAAGGACGTTGGAGATTTAAAATAAATGGTGGGAATGTTGAAGATGTAGATGTATTTGATTCTACTGAAAGAGGAAAACTTGCTAACTTAAGACTAGGTAAAGCACCTGGTAATGCAAATATAAGTATTCAAAATGATAGTATTCTTGAGGCAGATATTGTAGGCTCTAATAAAGTTTTTGATTCTGGACAAAAACCAAATAAAACAACTTTTGCAGATAATTCAACACAAGGAGTATTTACCCTAACTTTAGATGGTACGAATAGTACTGTTAATGTATTTAATAGTACAGAAAGAACAAAACTTGATAACTTAAGAAATAACAAATTACCTGGCGATGCAACTAAAACATTAGAAAATACAGCAGACTCACAGGTAAAAGCAGATGACGCAGAGACAGCAGCTAAACTGCAAGAGTCTACGCATAGATTTACAGTACCTGCTAATAGTACAGATGGAGTATTTACTTATAAAATAGGCACAGGAGGAGGAAACCAAACATATGATGTATTGTCCTCAGACTCTAGAACTAAATTTAGTAGAGTAAAAGAAGGTGTAGACCCACTTGATGCCTCAAAATCCATAAGAAATGAAGGAGTTACTGTAGACTCGAGTGGTATACTACAAGGAATAGGTACTTCATCAATAAAAGTGAATAATACTAAAATTACAATGAACTCTAATGGTTCGTTATCAGGAGCAGGTACAGGTTCAGTAACTATAGGCGGTATAGGAGGAGAAACACCGACACAGATTCAAGCTAGAGCAACCACGGCTGAAACTAATGCAAAAGCTCAAGAAACAGCACATAGATTTACAGTTCCAGCAAACTCTACAGATGGGGTATTTACTTATAAAATAGGTACAGGAGGAAGCAATCAAACATATGATGTATTGTCCTCAGACTCTAGAACTAAATTTAGTAGAGTAAAAGAAGGTGTAGACCCACTTGATGCCTCAAAATCTATAAGAAATAATGGTATAACACTTGCAGCAAATGGAGTGCTATCAGGCGGAGGTAGTTCAGCACAGGTAAATGTAGGAAGTATAGCAAACTCACCATTTAATACATCAGGAGATGTAGACACAGGAGAGACAATAGCAGTAGGAAGTAAAATAACAATAGATAGAGATAACGAGAGGATACTAATAGAAGACTAATGACAAAGAGAGTAGCTCTAGGTAAACTAGCAACAGTACATACAGTAGATGCAAATGGACGTGCTTCTTCGAGTGCGACAGGATATTATAAGGTCTCAAATGCAGAAGCAATAAGAGTGGGAGCTTACATTAGTATAGATGGAACTAATAATATTGCAGGTACAAATGTAAGAGTGACTCATAAAAATCAAGCTGCATTTGGAGACACTTGGGATATAGTTTTAAGTCATAATATAAGTAGTCAGTATTTACCTAACAACGGCACTTTTTATGCAGACTATAATGAATATGGATTAAAAGTTGCAAAACAAAATGCAAATGTAGACCAAGTAGGGCAAAAGGATTTACTCTTTGATAGTAGAAGCGATAGAAGAGGTGTTATTTATGCACAAGGATTTCAATCTAGTGCAAGTACTGAGGTAAACTTCAAAAGAGGAACTGATTTTTTAAATTACATTCCTTTAATTACTCATGACGAAAAGAAACAAGGATTTAGAAAAGTATTTTCACAAGTAGGAGCTTTAAGTACATTTGCAAATAATGCTATAGCAGAACAAATAGCTTCAAGAGAAGATTCAATTCAACCTATTCGAGCAGCTTCTTTCTATACAGGACAAGGCCCTTGGATAGAAGTCGGAACTTCAAATGTAGTAAGACAATCACTAAATTTATGTGAAGACTTATCTTTTAAAGTTTTAAGATTACCTTGTGCTTATGGCTATATGAATCAACTTTATTATGCAGATGGAGCTAATTATCAACATGCATATACTCCTACAAAAGGAAAGAAAAGAGTAATATCAGGAAAGTTTACAAATAGCACAGCAGGTTTTTCTAATGCTGGGGGACTTTATGTATCAAGACCTGGATATGATGTTGATTCTTGCGAGATAGATGATTTAATACTAGGTACAGATAATGGAGTGGCAGGAATAGCCTATAGAGGAGATGACCAAAAATTAGCTACTAACTATGCCGATGTAATAGGAACAAGTGCTGCAATTCCTTCAATAACTAGTACACTTACTACTACAGGAAATAATCAAACACAAACAGTATCTTTTTATAATCCATACACAGTAGCACCAACTCCATTAGTTTCGTCACCTACTTCTTCAGTAACTTATAGTTCTTCATCAGATAATTTATTTACAAGCTATAGTTTTACACTAGAATCAGCGGCAACGGTAAAATTCAGTTTAGAACCAAGAGTACATTCATTGGCAATTTTTTAATCATGGCAAATAGAGCAGTAATAGGAAAAAGAACAACACCAACCACAATCAGTGATGGAACAACTACTGTAAATGTATTACAAGTAGAATATGATTATATACATTCAGGTGGCTACTACATAGTAAAGGCAGTACTAAGATTAGCAAATGCAGTAAGTTTTAATTCTTCTGCAAATTTAACACTAACAATGCCAGATGGCACTACATATGTAGAAGATGATTGGACATATCAAGGCACAGGTTCTTATCAAACTTACTTTGGTTCAAGTGCTCAGCCGCCAGGAGGAGTACAAGCACCTTTAGTAAGATTAAATGATTATGGAGAAACAGCATATTCTAATACTCCAATTGTTATTGGAGCAGAGGGAGGACGAGGAGCTTTTGTATCTGGAATAAATACTTCTAGTGGAAGTGGTACATCAGCAAGTCCGTATGCAGGAGCAAATGTAATTGGAGTAGATGAAGGAAGATTAGAAAGCACTACGTTTGATTCAGGGGGTCATATTGGCGGAGGACTCTCAGTATATGAAGTACATCAAGGAATACTAACAACAAGTAATACTAGTTATTGGAATGGAAATAGAGGACATACTGGAGTAAATATAACTCATAACTGGGGGAAGAATCATGATGTTTTAACATCTACAAGAGTTCCTGCATATGCCCTAAGATTTTCTAGAGGAAGTTATGGTAATCAATATCAAGCACCTGCTCATAGAAGTATGGCAATGCGTCCAAGAGTAAAACAAGCATACGCGGGAAGAGATTATGTACTAGAGGTAACTACTTCACATAGCTTCGGACAATATGCACAATTTACAGACCCTGGAATATATGGGGGAAGCTCAGAAAACTACTATAATGTAGAGAAAGACAACTGGATTCAAGTAGATATAAAATTAGGTTTTGATTTACAAAATCAAAATGCAAATAGCACAGGGGCTGTAGGCGTTCAAGATAATGGTTATTATGTTAGGGTAGATGCACCACAAACTATTCCTGCAAGTTATAATAACACAACTACAATCAACAACCTTGAGTTTAGCCGACAAGGGTCAACCCAAGGAGATATTGTATCTTTTAGAGCAAAAATGGGATTAACCTTTACGCCCGGTGCAAACACAGGTGGGAGAAGCGATTTTAAATTTGTAGTTACTTTTAGAAATACATCAGGCACAACTTATGGAGTTGATGTAGTAGGAGGCGTTTGGTATGGTTCAAGTGTTCCCTCACTAGTAACAGGACAAAATTCTAAAACCACACCAGATGCAATTGTTGCTTATACTCCTTGGAAAGAGGAAAGCGAAATGATAAATGCTTATACGAATAATAGTGTAACTAGAAAACATTATCAAGTAGCTGCAAATACCGCGGCAAGTAACAATAACACAATTTCAATAGAAGCAATTAATAAAACATACGCTAAAAATTATAATTATTTTGGCGGATTCTTTGAAACAACAACAGGGTATGATGAAAAAATTTATTATGCTTTAATTATATTTCACGAAGAAAACTTTAAAGATGGAGAAAGTTTATGAAAACATGGAACGTATTTTACGACTCAAACAAATTTATTCACTGGACAGTAGATAATGGAATTACTTCTGCTATAATTCAAGAACAAGCAGAGTTAGGACTTAGTCATATAACTGTCGAACAAGATGATGTACTAGATGCAAATAGATACTATGTAAATGATGATGAGGATGGAGTTATTTTAAAATCAACTTTTAATCCTACAATTAGTACATACTCTCCTGCACTAGAAACTCCATTATCTATTACAGGAATACCAACAGGAACTCAAGTATGGATAGATGATGTTTTAAAAACAACAATGTCTGATACGACATTAAATTTAACATTTAACGACCCAGGACAATTTGAGATAATATTTAAAAAAGTAGGCTACTTTGATTATGGATTCGAAGTAGTAACAGCGAGGGCATCATGACAGATATAACAATTACAACAACAGATACTGCAAACGAAAAAAGACAAAAGTATTATACTGACGCAATAGAACAATTAGATAAATTATACCACGATATTGATTCTGGCAAGTTTGGTGACACGGCAAAAACTGGACAATTTTATCTAGCTAGGAAAGCTGTCAAAGACAAATTCCCGAACTCGTAGGTCAAGCATATACCCCTCAAAAATAGTTCTTGACACCACCTCAAGTTTTTGATATAATTTAGCATATAGGAGTACAAATATGGCAGCAGGAAAATATGATATAGTTATCGACCAGGGCGCAGACTTTGCCTTGTCGCTGAGTATTGCCCAAGATGGCACATCAATAAACTTATCAAATCACACCGCAACTGCACAATTAAGACCTACTCCTACTTCAGATACTTTATCAGCAACATTTACCTGTACAGTTACAGACGCCGCCAATGGAACTATAAAAATGGCGATGCCTTATACTTTAACAGCAAACGTTGCAGCAGGAAAGTATTACTATGATTTAGAATTATTCAATTCATCAGCTTCAAGCATGACTAGATTAATCGAGGGTGTAGCAAGAGTTACACCAAATGTAACAAGATAATGGCAACAACGATAACTATTACTCCTAATAATACAAGCATCAATGCTACATCTCAAAGTACAACTCTAACAATATCTAACGCAATTGCTGGTACAGCTGACGACGCCGCAGGAATTAGTCTCTCTAATCCTGTAGGTACACTAGCAAGTGAAACGACTGTAGAAGGCGCACTTAACTTTCTAGCAAATCAATTCTTTGTCTCAACAACAGCTCCTACATCAAGTACAACAGACTTGGCTGAGGGAGATTTATTTTATGATACTGATGATAATCAGTTAAAGATTTACCGTGAAACATCGAGTGGAAACTTTGAATTTGTCCCTATAATGATAGGTAACAATTCAGCGGACTCAGACACGGTAGACGCAGGGAGCTTTTAATAGCTCGATAGGAAATAATCATGGCACAAACCATTAAAATCAAAAGAAGTAGTTCCACCGCTGCTCCTACCTCATTAGGTGCTGGTGAATTAGCATATTCTTCTAATTCGAAAAAGCTATTTATAGGTCACCCTAGTAGTTCAGCAGTAACAACAATCGGTGGAGATTTGTATGTTGCAATGTTAGACCACACAGCTGGTACTCTTACAGCAAGTTCAGCAGTTATTACAGGCGCAGATAATAAAATAGACCAGTTAAAAACTGGTGCTACAGTAATTACTGGGGCTAATAATACTATAGCAACCGCAGCTTCAGCACTGACTTTAAAAACAACAACAAGCGGAAATATAACAATTACATCAGCAGGAGCATTAGGATTAAATGCAGCTGGTACAGTAACAGTCACTCACGGAGGTACTTTATCTTTAGCCTCACAATCTAACTCAATCACTATCTTAGATGATAATGCAGCAGCGTTAGATATAAATGAAGGCGGTACTTCTTATATTAAATTAATTACCACAAACGGTAGTGAAGAAATTGAACTTGGCAAGAACGTAGATTTAAATGGTACTTTAGATGTATCAAGTTCTGCAACAGTTAATTCTTTATCTTCTAATGGAGCTATATCAGCTGCTGGTAATTTAACAATTAACACAAACAAATTCACAGTAACAAGCGGAGAAGGTAATACAGCAATCGCAGGTACATTAGCAGTAACTAATAATGCGACTTTCTCTTCAAACTTAGAGGTAGACGGACAGTTAAAAGCAGACGGTAATGTTATTCTTGGAGATAATTCAGGAGATACAGTAACAGTTACTGGTACAGCAACATTCACACAATCAGCTGACTTTGATGGTGGACTAACAGTTGCAGGCTCACAAACAGTTGATATGGGCGGTAACAAAATAACTAATATTGGTACTCCAGCACAAGCAACTGATGCTACAACTAAAGCATATGTTGATTCTGTAAAACAAGCACTAGATATCAAAGATTCAGTAAGAGTTAGCTCACAGAGTAATTTAAATGCAACTTATAATAATGGTACTAGTGGCGTCGGTGCAACACTTACAGCAAGTGGTAATGGTGCGGTTTCTATAGATAGCACTAACTTAACATCTGGAGACAGAGTACTTGTAAAAGCACAGACAGACGGAAAACAAAACGGTATCTACTCTGTAACAACAGTAGGTGATGTTGGAAACCCATACGTTCTTACAAGAACAACAGATGCAGACAGTGCAGCAGAAGTTACTGGTGGTATGTTTACATTTGTTGAAGAAGGTAGTGATGCAGATGCAGGTTTTGTACTTTCAAACATAACTGGCTCAGCTTCTATTGGTACTGATACCATAACAATGACTCAGTTCTCAGGAGCTGGTAGTGTTACAGCAGGAAATGGTTTATCAAAATCAGGAAATACTTTAGCTCTAAATGTAGATAATACTACAATAGAACTTAATTCAGATACAGCAAGATTAAAAGGAGTAGCCGCACTACCAGAAGGTACACTATTATATGGTGCAAATGGTGGTAACTCTTTTGCTTCTTTATCAATCGGAACATACGACTCTACACACTCTGTAGGACAAGTATTACAAGTAGGAAACAACGGAACAATAACATGGACTAACACATTAGACGGAGGTACTTTCTAAGAATGGCTCACGTTATTAAACCAAAAAGGTCAGAAACAGCATTATCTGTGCCACAGTCAAGCGATTTACAAACACATGAACTTGCTATGAATGTGGCTGACCAAAAGATTTATACAAAGAAAGCAGACGGCTCAATAGTAACTTTAGCTAGTCATGTACCAGGAGCATTAACAACAGATGACCTAGTAGCTTTCTCGATAGCATTAGGATAAGATTATGGCATCAGCATTTAAAACAGCAACAGGGAATGATATAGGAACAAGTTTATCTACAGTATATACCTGCCCTAGTTCAACAACAACAACGATTATAGGTTTATACCTATGTAATGTTGGTGGCGCAGATATAAATGCTACTGCTCAATTTTATGACGCAAGTACAACTAATCACATCAGTATAGTTCATGGAATAGAAATACCAGCAGGCTCAACACTCGCACCAATCGGTGGAGATGCAAAAGTAGTATTAGAAGCTGGTGATGCAATTAAAGTACAGTCAAACACGGCAAGCTCGATAGACGTAGTTCTATCTTATTTGGAGCAAACATAAAATGCCACTAATCGGTAAATTTTTAGTACAACAAGATTCAATAGGAAACAATAGTGTGGTAGCATCAAAGATAGCTGCAAATGCTATTAGTGCCTCTGAAATAGCAGTTAATTCTATTAGCGCCTCAGAACTTGCTACAAACTCTGTTGGAGCTGCACAGCTACAAGCAACAGCAGTTACAGGCGTAGGAGATAATTCAGTAACAAATGCAGGTATCGCTGCAAACTCAGTAGATTCAAGTGAGTTAGTAAGTGGTTCTATTGATACTATTCATATTGGAACAGGACAAGTCACAACAGCCAAACTAGCTGCTAACGCTATCACTTCCAACGAAATAGCTGCAAACTCAGTAGATACTTCAGAGATAGCCACAAATGCAATCGAAACATTACAAGTAGCTGACAATGCTATAACCACAGTTAAAATTGCTGAAAATCAAATAACAACAGCGAGGATTGCCCAAAATGCAGTTACTGCTCATCATATTGCTGATGGGAGTATTACTTCAACACAACTTGGCGCAAACTCAGTAGACTCTAGCGAACTAGTAACAGGTAGTATTGACACTATACATATTGGAGCTTTACAAGTAACAGGTGCAAAACTAAGCACAAATTCAGTGAGTACAGCAAAAATAGTTGCTGATAATGTTACTTCAAGTGAAATACACAAGAACGCAAAATCAATTCAAGAATTTGGAACTTATGAATATGATGTAACGGTTATTACAAAAACTTCCGCACACGGTGACTACGGAAATGGTAGCACTCTAGGATATAAGTTCGAAGGCAAAGAGTCTCCAGTATTAGTATTACAACCCGGGAATACCTATAAATTTAAGCAAGATGACTCGTCAAACGCTAACCATCCTTTCAGATTTTATTTAGAAGCCAATAAAACAACGGCTTATACTACAGGAGTTACAAATAACGGAACAGCAGGAAGTTCAGGTGCATACACAGAAATTGCCGTTACAGACACTACTCCTCAAATATTGTATTACCAATGTTCAGCACATGGTAACATGGGTTGGAAAGCAATAGTAAATAGTTCCAATGTAGGAATTAATAGTGTAGGTTCTACACAAATAGCTGCAAACTCTATTGATAGTTCTGAACTTGTATCAGGTAGCATTGATACTATACATATTGGAGCTTCACAAGTAACAGAAGCAAAAATAGGTACAGGAGCAGTAACTAGTGGAAAAATAGGAGCGGATGCAGTAAGTAGCTCAAAAATCGCTGATGACTCTATAGATTCAGAACATCTTGTAGATGGTAGTATAGATACTGCACATATAGGAAACTTACAAGTAACAGGCGCAAAAATAGCCGCCAATACAATAGCCTTAGCCAATATTGCAGATAACGCAGTAGACGGAACTAAGATAGCACAGAATTCAATCGTTGCAAGACATATACCTACAGCAACAATAACAGCAGACCACTTAGGAGCTAATTCAGTAGATTCAGCAGAGTTAGTAACAGGTAGTATAGATACTATACATTTAGGAAATAACTCAATCACTGCTGCAAAGATAGGTACAGGTGTTATAGATGTAACACATATAGCTGAAAACTCAATAGATAGTTCAGAAATAGCAACTGGTAGTATTGACACAATACATATCGCAGCTAACCAAGTTACTTCAGCAAAAATTGCAACAGACCAAATATTAGCAAAACACATCAATGCAGGTGCTGTTGGTTCAAGCGAACTAGCAGACAATTCAGTAGACAGCGCAGAATTAATCTCTGGCT